TAGCAGGGTTGGAGCTAGGTATCAAGTTTTATCAATGGGCGAAAGTATTATTTTCACTGACTTTGAAGCTTATGGCCGCAGATTTGAAGAACAGACACAGTATGCAGAGCTTACGCACTACACGGGCCAAGTCACTAAATCATGCGAATCAGATCCTGAGCATCGTATTGTTTACGTCAATGAATTTGTTGAAAATGAGCAACCAATTGACTACCAGAGATTGACCACTGCAGGTCTAGTGCTTCGAGCAAGCCGTGAGTTTTCACGCCTAGACCAAGTACGTGTGTGGCTACCGCGTGGTGTTCAAGTTCGCCGGTTGCATCCCGACACAAGCACTTATCAAGACGTTAGTGCTTCTGAAACTCCTACGGAAGGGCCTAGCAACCTATTTACTGACCTTGTCTATTTCCTGCTGACAAATTTCACGGCGGGCGCTGGAACGGTTTTGAATATGAACGCCAATAACCCTAATCTAATTGACGTCGAGAGTTTTCAGCACGCTTCACGTTTTCTCCGCTCAAACAAGCTCTTCTGCAATGGAGCGATTACAGAAAAAGTAAACTTGCGTGATTTTATTAGTAACAATGCGCCTAACTTTCTTTGCAACTTTGTAATCAAAAACGGCAAGTTTGGATTGGTTCCCGCTGTCCCTACTAATTTTGAAGGCGAGATAAGCACAAACCCCGTGCAGATCAAGCAAATTTTCACTTCGGGTAATATCCTCGAAGATACGTTTGAACTTGAATATCTTGAAGCAGAAGACTTAAGGTCTTTTGTCGCTTCTGTTCGTTATCGCCTAGAACGCCGAAATAAGTTACCAGAAGAGAAGACAGTGCAACTTTGCTTGGCAGAGTCAAACGTTCAAACACTTGCAATTGAATCTTTTGATTTGACTCAATTTTGCACAACCGAACATCATGCAGTAATGGTGGCCCGTTACTTTATTGCTGTACGAAACTTGATTTCTCATAGCATCAAATTTTCAACTGCTGCAAGTGGGCTAAACCTTGCGCCTGGAGATTACATTAAAGTCATTACCGAAGCCTCTCCTTACAGTGCAGCGAAAAACGGAACAGTAAACAGCACTGGAGCGATCACAAGCGTAACAAGCATTCCTGATGGAACATACAACGTGATTTACTACAAGACTGGTTCCGATGACGTGCAGTCCGGGCAAATGCAGGTAAGCAATGAAGCCGTAAGCGACTCGACATTTTTCAACAGCGTCTTTACGATCCAGGAATCGACCAATGCCCAAAACATTTATTTGGTGGAGCAGCTGACATTAAACGAGGATATGACAGTAAGCATCACTGCTTCCGAGTATCCATGCGATTCAGGCCAACGCAGTGAAATCGCTAAACTGATTACGAATGATGCAGCGTTTAAGGAGGTGCTTCCCCTCTGATGGCATTTCCGACCCTAGAGCCCACAAGTCGTACTTTCGACTCTGGTGATTACCCGGTTAAGAAGTACCAAGCGCAGAACGGCGCTGAAGTGCGCATTCTGTACGGCAGCAACCGTACAAACATGAAGCTATCGCTTAGCTATGCCAATATTTCAGACAGCAACGCAGAACTTTTTCTTGACCATTATGACGAGATGAAGGGGACTTATGATACTTTTGATGTTGCCTCAGTCAACCAAAACGACAGAGCAAAAGCAGGCTGGGAGGGTAATACTGACGCATTAGGCGCCGGAATATCTGGTGCCCGTTACCGCTATGAAGGTCCGCCACAGGTTTCCCAAGTTCGACCAGGGATCAGCACTGTTACAGTTAATTTGGTTGGTGTGCTCTGATGGCCAAGATTTACTCGGGTAGAGATGGCGTCATGCAGCTTGGCGGAGTCACCCTTGCCAAGGTAGTAAATTTTGCGTTCCAATCCAGTTTGGAAACGCTTGAGACGACAACACTTGGCGAAAGCGTTCGCAGCTACAGCCCTGGGGTTCTTGGTTATTCAGGAAATGCAAGTCTGCTTTACTACAAAGACGATGCTGGCTCGATCAACACAACTAATTTATTGAACAAGCTAATCAAAACAGGAACAGATGGAGTTAGCTCGTCCGATACCGTTGAGCTTACTTTCCGCTGGGTCGACGGGACGGACAATAACGACATCAAACTCACGGCTTACATAACAAGCGCAAGCATGGGCGCAAGCACTGGCGATATTGTCCGCGCAGATATTTCGTTTGTTGCCACTGGTGCGTTGTCTGCAGCAACAATCTCATGAGCGTTTACTTAGGCACTTTCGGTGAAGTCGAGTTGCAGAGGCAATTCGATGGTGGGGCGCTGGCCTCCGTTATTAATACGAGCGATGTAAATTCTTTATCCAAGCGTTTTAGCTTTGATTTTGAGCATGGCCAATTGTTAACCGGAGATCAAATTGAAATTAGTAGCACTGACGGCAGCGCACTTGATTTCATTTCTGGGTATACAGATAGCAGCGTAAAGAAATTTATTTACGTTGATGAGCTGGATGGGATTCGTTTATATGACTCGTTTGCCAATGCAGTAAATGGCGGGTCGGTAAATGCAACTGCTTTGGCTGTACCTAGTGGTGACATCCCAATTAGTGTTGTCGTTGAAAACGCCAGCTATCGACTGCTGGGTCAAGTCAACAGCTATGAGTTGAATACTGAGCGGGAAACTGTTGACACAACCGTTTTGTCTGATGAATTTCGTAGTCGTATCAATACGTTGATGTCTGGCTCTGGTCAGATGTCTTGTTTTTGGGAGTACACAGGAAGCACCACTGATGAACTCCCGCATTATTTGTTGGAGTTGGCCTTGCGCACTAAGGTTGGAAGTCAATTCAAGGCAAAATTTTACATCAAGACGAACGGTTATAACCCAAGCGGAGTAGCCGCGCGAGATAACGATGAAATTTGGTATGAATTTACAGGTATGTTGACGAATTGCGCTGTGCAATTTTCACCGTCAACCGCAATTCAAATGACTGCAAATTTTATTACGACGGGAGACATACAGATCCGAATGACAGTCGAACCTAAAAATGCTGTGCTACAGGAAAACTCAGACGACATACTCTTGGACCAAGATGCTGCGGCTAAACTTCTGTTAGAGACTGACCAGTAACCCACAGGGGGATTGAGCGCAAATGGCCGACCTTAAGATCAGTCAGCTTAATGCGCTGGCCGGTGCAAACCTTGCTTCTGGCGATTTAGTTGCAGTTGTAGACGACAGCGCCAGCGAAACCAAAAAGCTTACTATTGGCGATCTGATCGCAAATGGCGTCACGCTGATCAGTGACGACACGATCCCTGGCGCAAAGATTTTATTTGCCGCAGGTGACATTGTCACTGCTGATCTTGCAGATGGTGCAGTTACAACTGTCAAGCTTGCGGATGACGCTGTCACTGCAGCAAAGCTTGCAGATGAGTCGAGCGTTGACCTTGTTACCACTCTCCCGGCAAGCGGTGCATTTACCGGTCAGCTTGCATTAGACACTGACGACAACAAGCTTTATTGCTGGGACGGCAGTGCTTGGCAAAATTTAAAAGGTGCAGGTTCCATCAATGCCGTCACGGGTAACACCGTTGGTGTTGTTGACATTGTTGTTACTACAACTGGTGACAGCGTTGAGATTTCCGCAAGCGTTAATAATACGTCTGCTGCCAATCAATTTCTTGCTGGCCCGACCAGCGCAGGTGGTGCGGTTGCATATAGAACCATTGACGGTAGTGACCTTCCTGTTGCCACAACAACTGCCAAAGGCGGTGTGATTGTCAACGGTGAAGGACTCCGCATGGACTCCAACACCATTGAAGTTGATAACGATGTTACAGCCAGTGCAACGCACCACATTGTCACCTACAGCGCGAAAGGTCTGATTACAGGTGGTCGCGCAATTGCAAGTGGCGATCTTCCTGTAGCTACTTCATCCGCTGCAGGTGCAGTAATCCCTGGAACGGGCCTATCCGTTGATGTCAGCGGAAACCTGAATCACAGCAATAGCGTTGGCACGGGCACTTATACCAAACTGACTGTTGATGCTCAGGGGCATGTTACTGCTGGTGACACTCTTGCAGAGGCCGACATCCCGAATTTGTCCGCTTCAAAGATTACGAGTGGCACTTTTGGTAGTTCGTTGCTTGCAAACGATTCGGTTACTGCAACAAAGCTTGCCGACAGTTCGGTTACAAAGTTCGGCGGTGCAGGCGCCACTGATAATGTCGTTACCTTCCCGGCTGCAGATTTTAAGGGCCAATTCTTCTATGACGAGAAGAACGAAGATCTTTACGTGTTTACCGGCAACTCGTTTGTGCCGATCACGGTTATCAGCGGGAACCTGATTCTTGCTGGAACGTATGACGCAAGCACTAATTTGCTTGAAAGCGTTACGACTGCTGGTAGTGCTGCTGGTTTTACAGCAGGCTCTGCATTGCCATCGCCTGCAGTTAGCAACCTCAATTATTACGTAGTTGTATCGCAGAGCGGTACAGGATCTGGTGCAGCACCTGCTGTTGCACTTGCACCACCAGACATGTTGGTGTCGCTTGGTTCGGGCGCAACCTTTAGCTTGGTTGACGTTTCAAACGCTATTGCAGGTCAAACCGCTGCAAACATTAGCGTCACTCCTGCAGGCAACATTTCTGCAACTGACGTGCAGGCAGCACTGCAAGAACTTGATTCTGAAAAGCTGCAAAGTACCGGTGGCACGCTGACCGGAAATCTTGAATTAGGCGACGGTGTTGCAATCGTTTTTGAGGGAAGCACTGCAGACGATTACGAAACAACAATCACTGTTGCAGACCCAACCAGCGATCACACGATTGTATTCCCAGATGTCACGGGCAACGTTATTACGAGCGGTGACACGGGAACCGTAACCAGCACGATGATTCTGGATGGCACGATTGCCAATGCAGACATCAGCGCTACCGCAGAAATTGCTGTTAGCAAGCTTGCTAACGGCACTGCACGTCAACTACTGCAGACCGATGCAGGTGGAACTGAGGTTGAATTTACAAGTAACGTTGACATTCCTGGAACGCTTGACGTTACGGGTGTCGCGACGTTTGATTCAACTGCGACGTTTAGCGGCGATGTTACTTTCAATGGCAACATTATTTTCGAAGGTACAACTGCTGATACGTTTGAGACAACACTAACTGTTGTTGATCCAACTGCAGATCGAACCATCGCGTTGCCCGATGCAACAACAACAATTGCCGGTCTTGCCGTAACTCAAAGCTTTACCAAAGCTCAGCGTGGAACGCCTGTTGCACTCACCGATGGCGCAACGATTACACCTGACTTTGCTGCGGGGAATAATTTTAGCGTGACGCTTGGCGGCAATAGAACGCTTGCTAATCCGACAAATCTTACTGCCGGTCAGTCGGGAACAATTATTGTGACGCAGGATGGTACAGGATCACGCACGCTGGCGTTTGGTAGCTACTGGAAGTTTGCCGGTGGAACGGCTCCGACTTTAACCACAACTGCTAGCGCTGTAGATGCAATTGCCTACTATGTAGAGAGCGCAACGCGGATCACGGCGACCGCAATCCTGAACGTCTCATGAGCATTCCCGGTTCCGCTAATCCGCTGCTGTTGGCTTCTGCTGCTGCAGCACCTACTGGCTATGAGATCGAACGCAGCTTGCGGTTTAACAGTGCTGATAGTGCATATCTAAATAGAACCCCGTCGTCTGCAGGTAATCGCAAGACGTGGACTTGGAGTGGTTGGGTAAAAAAGAACAAGTCGGTGCGTGGTGTTTTATTTGGCGGCGGAACAACTCAATCTGACGCTGGATTTAGTTCTATTGAGTTTGAAAGTGATGACACTTTAAGGGTTACTGGTTGGAATACCCTTTGGGCGAAAAGTGAAGCAGTCTACAGGGATTACTCGGCTTGGGCACATGTTGTAGTATCTTTTAATTCCACAGAATCAAGCGCAGCAAATCAAATCAAGCTGTATGTAAATGGACAACAAATAACTAAAGCTACAGAAAACGCTTTAACGCAAAATGCAGACTATGGCATAAACCAAACAGCTCGTCATACTATCGGCGCAATTTCCGAGGACGCGAACCCCAAAAGTGACTTTTACCTAGCCGACGTTCAATTCATCGACGGTCAAGCACTTGCTCCGACTGACTTCGGTGAGTTTGACGATAACGGTGTGTGGCAACCGATTGAATATGCTGCTAGCGGTCCTAACGATGGAACGACTTGGAGTAATAGTTGCTCGGGCACGATCTACAGTGCTTCTCTGGGCTATGCAAATGCTTTTGATGGTTCGTTAGCTACCTATAGTCATGCTGCAAATGGCAATACAATTACCTTTACTCCGTCTTCCGCTATACCTGTTTCTTCTTCTGTCAGGATTTTCTGCGCTCTTGGTAGTATCACTGGCTCAACTGGAACGGCTGATGTAACTATCAACGGAACAAGTTATGTGTCGACTGCTAATACAAATCGCAGTGATGGTTACTTTACCGTTACTGGGATTACATCTATTACGTCAATCACTTGGGAGAGGGCTGCCGATAATGATCTGGTTGCTGTCAGCGCCATTGAAGTTGATGGTGTAACACTTATCGACGGCGACACAGCTAACATTGGCGCCAATGGTTTCCACCTCGATTTTGCAAATGGTGCTGATTTAGGTAACGACGTTAGCGGTAATAATAACGATTGGACTCCAAATAATTTGGTCGGTGAGCTGCAAACCGGCGATCTGGGTATGGATGTTGTCACCTATACGGGCAATGGAAGCACGCAAACAATTAGTGGATTGAAGTTCCAGCCGGATTTTGTTTGGATTAAAAATCGCGGAGCAACCGGAAACCACACTCTTTGGGACGTTGTTCGTGGCGCTAACAAGCGTTTGATGTCTGACAGCACGGCTGCCGAAGCAACACGAACCGGTGGTCTTACTGCGTTTACGTCTGATGGATTTACTCATGGCAACGATGGAACTGGCAATACAAACAACGACACCTACGTCTCCTGGGCGTGGAAAGCAGGTGGAACGGCGTCATTAAATGAAAATGGATCGATTGATTCTCAAGTAAGTGCAAATACTGACTACGGATTCTCGATTGTAAAGTATGCCGGAAAATC